AGGGAGTCTCATAATTTTCCTGCAAATAATTTTCTCAGATTGAATTTAACTAATGCAGTAGATGCGGCCTTTGACATTTGGAATGCTACAGTGCCAACTGATGCTGTTTTTTCAGTGGGTAGCAGCACTAAGACAAACGCCTCTGGCGGTTCTTATGTAGCCTACCTATTCGCCCACAACGATGGTGACGGTGAGTTCGGTGGCGAAGCTGATGCTGATATTATCAAGTGTGGGAGTTTTACTTCTGACGGTTCTTCTGATTATGATATTGACTTGGGCTTTGAACCGCAACTTTTAATTTTAAAACGTGCAACTGGCGGTACTGCGAATTGGTTTATTCAAGACAATATTAGGGAGTTTAGTACTGATAGATCAGACATCTTATTTCCTAATTTAAATAATGCAGAGGGAAATTATGTAGCCAATTACATACCGTTAAGCACAGGTTTCGGTGTGAGAAATGGAGTTCCGTCGGGGGATCACATCTACATAGCCATTCGCCGTGGCCCTATGGGTATTCCTGAGAGTGCGAGTGAGGTGTTTGATGTTTATACAGGTTCAGATAGTTCATATAAAATTCCAACAGGCTTTGTAACAGACGCGGTTATTGGCACAGATAGATCAGGCAATGACAATTATGTAGGCTCTAGGTTGACTGGCAGAAAGGCTATGACTTCTAATACCAGTAATAGTGAAGCCACTTATGGAAATTCATTCTTTACTGATGTTTGGCAGCATAATGATGGTGTTCAACCATCACTGTTTGGATCGTCTACAGCAGCTTATTGGCTATGGAAACGTGCCCCCTCGTTCTTTGATGTCGTTGCTTACACGGGGAACTCAACAGCAGGGCGTACTGTAAGCCATAACCTTGGTGTTGCACCCGAGATGATTTGGGTAAAGGCAAGAAACCAAACGTATGAGTGGGCAGTGCATCATAAAGACGTTGGGTTTAGTAATATTCTTTATCTCAACCTTACCAATGCGGAAGCAAGCAACCCTTACTTTATTTCTGCATCTAGTGATACAGACTTCACTACAGGATATTCTGGTTTAACTTCAGCTTATAGCAATCAATCAGGCACAAACTACATAGCCTACCTATTCGCAAGCCTAGATAATGTGTCTAAGGTGTTTTCAGCAACAAAGTCCTCTGGCAGCGATGCTTCTGTGAATTGTGGGTTTAGTGCAGGGCCACGTTTCGTATTGCTTAAACGTACCGACAGCACAGGTGATTGGTATGTATGGGACAGCGAGCGAGGCATTGTATCTGGCAATGACCCTTACTTGCTTCTGAATAGTACAGCCGCAGAAGTTACATCTACAGACTATATTGACCCAACATCAAATGGCTTCACTATTGTGAACGGTGGTCTAGCTGATGGGGATTATATTGGATATGCTGTGGCGTAGGCCACTCAATCAACCTCATAACACAAAGGATCAAATGCTATGAGTGCAGTAAAAGACATAACAGGACAGCGGTTTGGAAGCCTGACAGTTTCTAAGCGTCATGGTTCTGTGAATGGTCGTGCTGCTTGGTTGTGCGTCTGTGATTGCGGCTCTGAGCATGTAGGCACAGGCAAAGAAATGCGTTCAGGAAGGGTAACGTCTTGCGGTTGTGGTTTAACTAGAAGCAATCGCAGGGCGACACACGGCAAATCAAAGTCTAAGATTTATTCTGTGTGGACTAACATGAAGTTGCGTTGTGAAAGCCCAACAGATGCATCTTATCAATGGTATGGCGCAAGGGGCATTACAGTGTCAGAAGAATGGTCTAAATCATTTGACGCTTTCTATGCTGATATGGGCGATGCACCAGATGGATGTTCTCTGGATCGGATTGATGTTGACGGGCCTTACTCTAAAGAAAATTGTAAGTGGGCAACAACAGCAGAACAGTCACGCAATCGTAGGAATAACAGAAACATCACGATCAATGGTGTAACCAAGATCATGTCAGATTGGTGTAGTGAAAATGGTATTTATCCAAGCACTGCATCAAGGAGAATTAAAAACGGTTGGGATGCTCAAGTAGCGGTTAGTCAACCAACCAATCATCAAGCCTAAAGGAGAATACTATGGGCGAATATCGTAATAGAACTACTGGCGTTGTACTGACGCAAGGTCAGATAAGAGCAGCTAACCCCAACATGTCTCTGCCTCGTGTATGGAAACAGGCAACCCTAGACGCATTGAACATTGACCCAGTGCTTGCTTCACCTAAACCTACAGTAGGTCAGTATGAGACTGCTCGACGTAACGGTGTAGTACAGGATGCTAAAGGTAACTGGGTAGAGTCTTACGAAGTAGTAGACATGTTCACTAGCTACACTGACGAGGAAGGTGTCTTCCACAGTAAGCTAGATCAAGAGCAAGCCTACCAAGCAGGACTAGACGCTAAGGTGGCTGAGTCTAACCGTAAGAAGCGTAATGATCTACTTACTGATACAGACTGGACACAGATGAACGACAGCCCTCTTAGTAATGAACTAAAGACTGCTTGGGCTACCTACCGTCAAGAACTTCGTCAGATCACAGACCTAGACGCATGGCCTAACCTAGAAGACGATGACTGGCCCGTAGAACCCTAACTTGCTAAGGAACCAACATGGCAACTAAAGATGCACTAGACCAGATACGACAAGCGGCTGAGAATGACCTAGAGTTCTTCATTCAGTTGGTTGCCCCACAACAGGTCTTAGGTGATTGCCATAAGGAAGTCTTAGAGTGGTGGACAAGAGAGGATGCTAAGAACTACCAGCTTCTTCTCTTTCCACGGGACCACGGAAAAAGTAGGCTTATTGCTTACAGGGTTGCATGGGAACTAACTAAAGATCCTACACTGCGTATCCTGTATATCTCTGCTACAGCTAACCTTGCTGAGAAACAACTTAGTTTCATTAAGGGTATCCTAACATCAGAGATCTATCGTCGTTACTGGCCTGAGCACATACATGCAGACGAGGGTAAACGTACACGGTGGACTAACTCAGAGATTAGCTTAGATCACCCACTACGTAAGAAAGAGAATGTTCGTGACCCTAGTATCTTTACTGGTGGTTTAACTACATCACTCACTGGTCTGCACTGTGACATTGCTGTACTCGATGACGTTGTTGTAGCTGAGAATGCTCTTACCTTAGAGGGTCGTAACAAGGTTGCTAGTCAGTACTCTTTGTTGTCATCTATCGAAGGTGCTGATGCTAAGGAGTGGGTTGTAGGAACACGGTACCACAGTAAGGACTTGTACAATGACCTGATGGAGATGAAGGAAGTTCTCTACGATGAGAATGGAGATCAGATCGGTGAGGATAACATCTACGAGATCCTAGAGAAACCTGTTGAGGACTTAGGGGACGGTACTGGACAGTTCCTGTGGCCTAAGCAACAACGTAAAGATGGTAAGTGGTTCGG